ATCGGTCCTGCGTTCATGTAGTGTCCTAAGCATGAGTTCCATGTTACGTAAAGAGTTCTGTGTCTTCTCAACAAATGCTCTATCAAAAGTTGACGGAACATTTCCAGACCCACTCGAGGATGTGCCACCAGCGGTTTGGTTAATGATAGTGTCTAATTTCCTGTTAATAGAGGAAAAGTCAGTGTTAGACATAGACCCTCCTGAATTAGAGGATCCAGACATTATTGATTCATGAATGTCTTTAAGGATTGCATTATTTGCTACCCCATATAAATAAGTATTGATAGCTCGGTTTGTATCGATGGAACGAGGATTACCCTGCTCCCATTGATCTTTAGGTGTATCACGTGACAAACGTGAATCATCAGTAATCCGAACATTCAAAGTTGCTGGATCCCAACGTGGGGCATTAGCTTGTGGCATATCTTGAACAACTGTAATAGGAGCCATAGATCGTATAGATTCTAAAGCGTAAGACAACTGGGTAAAGTACATGGGGGTATCTTCCCCAAAAACCATTAAGTTGTCACATGTATGTATGCCAGCAAATGTGTTACCAAACTCATCAGTATGGCACAACCAAGCAAGTAGACATGCTGGGTCAACATTAGGGTATCCATAGGTTGCCCTATATATATGATCGAAATAGGCATCTAGCTCCTCAAAAGAACGTTCATCCTTAGAGAGAGCTAATTCATCACCATGTACTCCACAAGATTTATAACCAGGGGTGATGATCTCATCCTGATCAAAACCCGGTGTGTGATTATTAAACTTTTGATTATGAGAGGCTCCAGTAGCAGCCGGATATTGGTTCTGTTCCTGTGAAAACCAAGCAGTATCATCTGCCATGGTGATATCAGAGTTTGTTGTCCCTTGTGAAAGGGTATCCGAATCATTATCGTAAAACTGTCTAATAGGGCCACCTTTACAGTGCCTAAAGAGGCGTTCAATAGACATTCTTAAGAGGATGATTTGAAGCCTCCGTGAAAGCATTTCTCTCCTTTCAGGGGTTATAGGTGGAGTATAAGTCCTGTCTTAACACAGCCTTCGTCTATAATAGTAAATTTACGACGTGCTGTTTTAGCAGGACCGTGGTACATGGAAAATGTCCCAGTATATGAAATATCTGGGCAGTCCTCTGTGCGGTAGCAAAGAGACTGGAACAAGTTCCAGGTGGGGAGACCAAAAGTGCGCCCTGAACAGGCACGTTTGGTCTCAAGGGGCCA